CCAAAAACCCGAGACCCTAAATTGTTAATTGCCGCTTCAATACGTGAAATTGCAGCAACAAAGGTAGGCAATAAATTAAGGGCAGTATCAACATGAGTAAACGTACTTCGATATTAAAAGCCTTAACAGAAAAGTTCAAGCTTATTGACGGCAACGCACCTTATAGTGTAAACATTTTTAATAATGCTTATCCCATTATAAAATTCTGGGATGAAGTCAACGACTTTCCTTGCGTATACGGCTCCACAGGTTCAGAAACCCGTGACTATTTACCAGGCAATTTTACTTGGGCATACTTAGGCATAAGTTTAAAAGTATATTGCCGAGGCGAAGAAGCTCAACAACAGCTAGAATTATTACTAGAAGATATAGAAACAGTAATTAATGCTAATCGAGTGTTAGTGTATGATACTGTGAATAACCACGAAACTACTGAAATTTTAGTAGTTTCAATAACAACTGATGAAGGGCTTTTGCGCCCATATGCTGTCGGCGAAATAAACCTTCAGGTCAGATATCAGCTGATGTAACCCGTATCAAGAGTACGACCACAGATAAATATCTAGTCTAGTACTGCGATACTAAACAAAAAGGAAACAAAATGGCATTAAATTTAGTACGTAATAGTAGAGTATTCTTTACTACAAACGTTAACGCATCAACCGGGGCAGCCCTTACTACCGGTTTTACCGCTGCAAATACTCAAGAAATTCAAGTTCTTGATGGATTTACATTCTCACAAAACACAAATGCTGATGTTATCACGATTTCTGAGGCCGGTGTGGCTCCTGTTCGTGGACAACGTTCGTTTAACACAAGCTTAGCACCAGTTGATTTTTCATTCTCAACTTATGTACGTCCTTACAATGCTTCAACAGCAATTACTGCTGAAGAATCTGTGTTGTGGAATGCAATGTTTGGTGCTGTAGACTACAATGCTAGTACTAGTACACTAACTCTTGCTGGCTCACCTACTTATGCTTATATATTTAATAATGCCACTGGTCTTGGCACACTAACAATTACCCTAACTTCTGGTACCCTTGGTACTGGTGCTAGTGTTGGTGATATTGTTACTATTGGCGGATTCACAGCAGCAACAGGTGGAGCACTAACTTCGTTTAATGCTCCTGCACAAATTGTAAGTTATAAAGTTGGTGGCAGTTCTGTTACTAGTGGTGCAGTTCCAACAACAGGCTTAACAGAATTAGTATTAAACTATGTTAATCCTACTATAACAGCTACTACTGGTTTTACAAATACTACTCCAAAAATCTATCGTGGAGCATGGGCACCTATTGCCGCTACTCAAGCAATCGCTACTGCAGCTGGTTCTAATTTGAATCAATTGTTAAAGTTTGCTATGTTTTTTGCTGTTGACAATGTTGTTTACCAAGTTGATAACTGCGCTATGAACCAGGTTATGATTGACTTTGGACTAGATGCTATTGCTACTCTTGCATGGACTGGCCAAGCAACTGCATTAACACAGTCAGCTGTTGCACTATCAACAATTACTGCTACTGCAGGTACTAGCTATACAGCTAAGAATACTTCAGCACCATTTATTACTAATAAATTGAGTACTGTTGCTTTCCAAACACTTAATGCTCTTGGAAGTGCAGCAGCTACTACATACACAATGGCATTAACTGGTGGTTCAATCACAATTAACAACAATATTACTTATATTACTCCAGCTAACCTTGGTGTTGTTAATGTCCCAGCTGTTTACTACACAGGTACACGTTCTATTACTGGTACTATGAATGCCTACTTAAAAACAGGTAGCGGTGTTGGCAGCACAGGTCAATTGCTTGCAGATATGTTAGCAGCTAGTTCAAGTTCTGTGGAACCAATGGCATCTGTTTCATTAGCAATCGGCGGATCTAGCAATGGAAATCGTGTTGTCTTAGATATGCCATCGGTTACGTTTACTGTGCCAACAGTTGATGTTCAAGCAGTTGTTTCAACAGCTATTAACTTCACAGCTGAAGGTTCTCAACCGTCAACTACTGCAAATGGTAATACATTTGCTCTTGACAAAACCAACGATATCACAGTTCGTTACTACGCAACTTAATTGTTTTTTGGTAGGGGGTTGATCTCCCCTACCTCTTTTTCTCGTTTCTTATAATAAAAGGATAATTTTTCCATGGCAACACAAAATGCTGCACTTAGCCTAAAGTCTCTGTTAGTACCGTCAAAAACGGTTGAAGTAGACTACCCAGGTTTAAACGGCTTTAAAATTAACGTAGTATTTCTTTCCCGTGAAACCTTAGTGGGTATTCGCAAGAAAGCTACAAAAACAACTTTTAAAAATCGTCAACCTGTAGAGGAACTTGACGACAAGTTATTTTTACAACTATATGTTAATGCATGTATTAAAGGATGGTCAGGCTTTAAGCTTTCTTACCTAGAACAGCTGGCTCCAGTAGATTTATCAGGACAAAAACTTGATGATGAACTACCGTACGACCAAGACAACGCATTATTCTTAATGCAGTCGTCAGCAAATTTTGATGCTTTTATTTCAGAAACGGTAACTGAGTTATCAAATTTCACGAAGACCAGTACAGAGAGTTAAATCGTCAACTAGAATCCTATTTTAATAATAGCACAGTTAATATGACTCGTGATGCATATTTTGAATTATGCGAAGCACTAGGAAGCGAACCTATTGAAGAAGAAATTCCAGTAGAGTTTGAAGATTTTTGCTTAGACGTTCAAGAAGCACTAGGAATATACTCAAAGCTACGAGACGAATGGGATTATATGGGCGGTAATTATATAGGCAAAACCTATAATGGTTTGCTAGATATATTAGAATTACTAGATGTACCGGTCGAAGATAGAAGAACTCAGTATGAGTTAATAGGTATAATTGATAAGCACAGGTCAAAAGCCATTGCTGATGCAAAACCTAAAACAAAATGAAGAACCCCAGTAGCTGATGCTACTGGGGTTTTTTTATGGACAAAAAAATTTAACTATTGACAACAAAGCCCATAGGTGTTATAATGGGGGTTACTAATAATAGCGTTTGAAAATTTTGTGCGCTAAGCAGGAGAACACATGGCAAATAATATCAATATTGCAGTTAATGTAAGTGACAATGGCACAACAGCACAAGCCACAGCTGAAGCTAAAAAATTAGCACAAGCACTACAAAATGCAGCTACAGCAGCTGCAGGCATACGTGTGCCGGTAGCTACTGCTGCTGCTCGTCAAGGGGTAGCTGCGTCTCAGCCAAGTATGACGCCTGCACGAGCAGCTGCTGCCGGCCCTAGTGGAACTGCTAGCGATACTAATTTAGGTCGTGGTGTTGCTGGTGCAACTGGAGCAGCAGGACGAGACTTTGCCGCACAAGCTCAAGGCTTAGGCGGGCTTGTGCACGTCTATGCTACTTTTGCGGCTAACTTATATGCTGCAAGTGCTGCTTTTGGCGCGCTAAGCAAGGCAGCTGATACAGCTAATATTATTAAAGGTTTAGAGCAATTAGGTGCCGCTAGCGGCCGCTCACTAGGAGCACTTGCTAAACAAATGGCTCTCGCGTCTGATGGTGCAATTTCATTACGTCAAGCAATGACATCTACTGCACTAGCAACTAGTGGCGGCATGACTAGCGATGCAATTTTACGTATGACTGAAGTAGCTAAGAAAGCCTCATTAGCACTAGGCCGTGATATGGGCGATTCTATGGATCGTTTAACAAAAGGTATTATTAAGATTCAGCCTGAATTACTAGATGAACTTGGTATTATGGCTAGAGTTATTCCATCACAGCAAGCATATGCCCGTACACTAGGAAAAAGTGTTGAAGCATTAAGTGATTTTGAAAAACGTCAAGCGTTTGCTAATGCTGTACTTAAAGAAGGTGAAGATAAGTATAATAATATTAATATTCAAGCTAATGGCTATACTAAATTAGCTGCTAGTTTAAGTAATCTTGCTACTGAAGGTTTAAATGCAATTAATGTAGTACTATTACCTATTGCAAAATTACTATCTGAAAGTCCTGTGGGTCTAACATTAGCTGTTGGAACAGTAGCCGGCATACTATTAAAACAAGCTATTCCTGCACTTGGACAATATAGAAAAGGTCTTGAAGATATTAAAAGAATAAATCTTGAAAAAGCAGCAAATAAAAGTGATATTTTAACTGATACTGGTCAATATGATGCAGCACAAGCAGAAAGATCAAAACAAGCATTTTTAGCTAGAAGTAATTATGCAACAAAAAGTGCAACTGAACAAGCTAAATTAATGCTTGAAGGAGAAAGAATACATGCAGCTGTTTTAGCACGTAACGAGGCTCGTTCAAATAGTTTTCTTGGGCACGAAACACTTAATCAAAAAATTATTAATAAAGCTTATGCAGAAGCAGCTGCATCCAATATTAGATCAGATGTTGCTCAAACACAATCAAGATATGGATTAGTTGCTGCTTGGAAAAGATTAAATGAAGAAATTAATGTATCTAAAACTACAGGACAATTATTAAAATTAGGTGATGGAGTTGAAGCAGTAGCACCTAAAACTAATATGTTGCAAAACGGTTTTATGAGATTAACAGGTGCTGCATTAATTTTAGGTACTGCAATAGGTACAATAATTGAAGCATTTTCAGGCTGGATAATAGTTATAACTGCCGTACTTGCTGGTATTCATTTTTTAATAGACTATAATAAAATTGCAGGAAAAGAAGCCGAAAAATTTAGTAAATCCCTAGATTTATTAAATGATGCTAGTAAAACAGTAGACGATACTTTAGATAATATAAATAGAAAACCATTTCTTCAACAAATAGGTCGCGAAAGTTTATCTGCAAAAGCCAATGCTTTAGGCGGGCTTAGTGACGCCTTAGTAAAAGTAGGCAAAGATGCTAAAGAACTTGAAACAAATATGGGATGGTGGGATAAATTAAGTGATGCTAGAATATGGCATGGAATAGCAAACGCATTTACATTTAAAAGTAATGCTAATTTAGTAGATCAAAGCAGTTTAGCAAATGATACTTCTAAAGCATTATCACAAAGTATTATAGATGCTGCAAAAATCGTAGAAGGTGGACCAGCAGAAGCACAATTCAAAGCCTCTATTAGTAGAGTAATAGGTGTATCGTACGCTAGTATAGCTGATCTTAAACTTAAGCTAGGTTCTGTTGGTGATACCTTACTTGATAAAGAACCTGGTATTATAAGCACAATAGAAGATATAAGTAAAACTATTAGAACAGCAGCTGCAGATGGAGAAAGTTTAAAAACAGCATGGGATGCAGCAGCAAAATCTTGGGATTCTATTGTAGCAAGTCTTAGTACAAAAGATCCACTAGGAAAGTTAGGCGAAGAATCAATGGCTGTTGGTATGCAGATGCAAAAAGCTTTTGGAGATACAAATGAAAGATTAGCGGAACTGTCTTCGTTAACTACAAATTTCGAAAAATTGCGTATGTTAAATCCAGATACACAACGTGAATTATTAACATGGGGTTATACAATTCAAGCAGCTGGAAAAGAAGTTGAAGTTTTAAATACAAAATTAAAAGAACAAGAAAAAACTGCTGCAGAAGCTGCTAAAGCAGCAAGTGATTTACAAAATAAGTATAAGGTAGATAGGCCAGAATCTTCACAAAGACGTAAAGGTCCATATGAAGGTGCAGGTAGGGATGTTGGTGTAGCCCCTCAACTTGCTATAGCTAATAAACTAGAACAAACTACTGCACAACAAGTAGAAGATACTAAAAAGAAAATACAGCTTTTAAAAGATAGTATGCAAAACGATACTCTGTATTTAAAAGCACAAAATGACGCATTTACAAAAGGTGCTTTACAGATTGAAAATTCTATTGCAATAGGATTTCAAAAATCTGGAATAGAGGTACAATTAAGAGCTTTGTCAGGTAATAATACTACTGAAGGTATACGTCAGAGTGCACGATTACAAGAAAGATTAATTGGTATACAAATACAGGGCATAGAAGCTAACAAACAATTAATAATTGCTACTAATAATTTAGCCCGTATTACTGAAGATGTTGCTATTGAAGAAGGGATGAAGAAGGTTAATGCTCCAGGCTTTACAGGAAATAGAGAGAAGGAAATGGCAATCCTTCAGGAAAGGTCTAAGGCAAATCAACTTTCACAGTGGCTGATGACACGTCCTAGAAAAACAGTAGAAAACCTGGCAATGGATTCAACAACTACGCTTAATGGCAAGCCAGCGCAATCATTAAGTAGTGTAGATCCAAAAGTAAAAGCTGCTGCATTAGGCATAGTTGTTGAAAATAAGGGAATAAGAGCAGGTGAACTTGAACAAGGAGTTTTAGCTAATACTAATATAGCAAATAAATTACAAGAACAAAAAGATTTAGCTGTAGCAATTTCAGAAACACAACGAGCAGGACTAGAAGCTACTCTTGCAGAAGCTAATGCTAGATTATCAATATTAAGTAGTTTAGAAAAATATTCGCCTATTGTAACCAAAATTACACAACAAAATAGAGAAAGCGAAGAGGCTGCTACTCGTCAAACTCAACAACAGTTAACTATGTTAAGTTTGACTAGTAAGTTACGTGCAGAACAGGCAGCACTAGCTTTTATGAAAAAGAACCCAAAATTATATGAAGCTGGAACTCAAGAAGCAGCAACAGCACGTATAGGTCAAATTAATGCAGAAATAGCTGCTCAAACTAGAAAAGATACAGCAGAAAACTCAACAGCAGCTAGAAAAAATGCAGATCAAAGATACGCAGATGCTAAAAAGAATTTTGACTATGAAAGTAGTGTACGCAAACAACAACTTGATTGGGATAACGAAGCTGCTCAAAATATTACTAATATAGCCAGTATTAGACTTGGTATTTTAACAGGCATGAAATCTTTTCAAGAGTCTGATTTAATTGATCAACAACGTAGTATTGATATATCAAAAGAACTTAATGACAGTGAGTATAAATTAGCTAATTTAAAAGAAACTTCTCTTACTAAGCAAAATAAGCTTAAACAAGATATGAAAGAACTTGAAGCTAACATGGGTAGCCAAGATTATACTGAACTAGAACAGGCGTTGCTAAAAGAACAACAAGCATTAAAAAAACAAGTAATTGATTTAGGAAATTTGCATCGTGCTAAATTGCAACAAATTGAAGATATGTCAGCATATAGTAAAGCACTTGCAAAAAATAATGAAGAAGAACAAATAGCTGCAAAAATTAGACAGTCTGCACAAGCTAAAACTAATATTGCTCAAATTAATTTAAATGCTGATATTAATAATAAGTCGTTTTTAGATGAAGAAATTATTGCGCGTCAAAAAGTAATAGATTTACAAAAACAACAAGATTCTTATACAGAAACTGGAGATGCTATACGTAAAAAATATAGAGATGAATTAATTGGTCCTAAGAAAATAGCCGAAGAGGGTACTGGTGCTGATCAAATAAAAGCTAAAGCTAAAGTAAAAGAATTAGAAGACCAGCGAACTAGAGAACTAGATGATTTAGCTGGAATAGATATTGCAACCAGAAAACTTATAAACTCTACAGCTGACTATAATGAAAAACTAGCAGAGTTAACCAAAACTCAGGCATTGGCACAAGGACAACGTGCAGTAGATGCTGCATATTTAGCTAATCAAGAAGCTCTTGGTACAGTTTCTACTGGAACAGCTGCTATTCGTCGCGGTAGTGCGGCTAAAGAAAATCTTTCTGAGCAATATGCAAAAGATACACTAGCAGTACAGGAAAAACTTGATAAGCTAGAAGACATAGCTTTTGAAAAAAGAACCTTTCAAGAATCTCAAGATATAAGAGGATATGAAAATAAACTAGCGTTTTATAAAAAACAACTAGGATACCAAACACAAATAATTGATAACGATACAAATACTGGTATACAATTAGCAGAAAATGCTAGTATGTTAGAAAAGCAAAATTTACTTATTAGCACAGCGGCAAATCTTACCCAAAACTTAACTACTGTATTTGGTGATCTAGGAGCTACCATTGGTTCGGTCGGTGAAGCTTTAGCAAAAATGTTAGCTGACGAAGCTACTCAAGCAAAACTAATGGCAGATCTAAGAGATCAAGAAGTTGCTGCATCTAAAGAACTAATGAAAACAGATGATGCAGATCAACAGTTAAAATTAGCCAATGAGTTAGCAAGAATACAAGATAGAATAAAAAATGCTGAACAGCAAAGTGCTGCACAACAACTAGCTAATGGAGCATTATTAGCTGGTCAAGCTAAAAAACTTTTTGAACAAAAAACAGTAGGATATAAAGTACTTGGAGCACTAGAAAAAGTTGCCTCAACTGCCGCAGCTGCTTCAAATGTTATAGCTTTAGCTACAACTGCTAAAAACATTGCAGCAAGTATTCCTGGTGTATTTGCAAAATTTATGGAACAGTTTGGATGGCCAGGTATAGGTATAGCTGCTGGTGCGCTTGCTGCACTTGGTATAGCTGTTTCAGAAGCACCTGGTGGTGGTGGTACAATGGTTGATATGGCTGGTAAGACCTCTGAAGATCGTCAAAAAACTCAAGGTACTGGCGGAGTATTTGGCGACGAAAAAGCCAAAACAGCAACTATAGTTAACTCACTAGAAATGTTAGCTAAAAATTCTATTGAAGGATTAAACTACGATAATGAATTATTAAAAGCTATGAGAAAAGTAGCAGATGCTGTAACAGGTGCTGCAAAATCTATTTATGCTAATTCAAGCATTAGAACTGGTGGATTTGGTACTGCCTTAAAAGACACTAGTAAAGCTGCTACTTTTGGTTTTTCAGGTTTAGGTAGTGTAGGTACAGCTGTAGATAAAGTTTTAGGTTCAATATTTGGTGGTGGTACTTCTACTACACAAAAAATCACTTCTGCTGGCTTACAACTTCAGGGTACTTTTGATCAGGTAATGAAAGACGTCTCTGGAAGTATTCAACAATTTAAAGATGTATTAACTACATCACATACTGATGGTGGTTGGTTTGGTAATGATTCTGATTCAAGTTCGCTTTCTCGCGAAACCAAAGCATTAGGAAGTAAGTCTAGTCAAGCAATTGCAGACATATTTGGTAGTGCAGCTCAAATGTTTGTTGAACTTGGCAAAAAGACAGGTGTTACAGCCTCTCAAATACAGACTACATTAGAGAATTTTGATGTTTCTATGCCTATTGATTTAATGAATAAAACAGGTCAAGAACTTGTTGATGAATTAAATGCAGTTATAGGTGAAAAAATAAGTGGTGCAGCTGAAAAAATCTTTACTGGATTTGACCAATACAGAAACTTTGGTGAAGACTACTTAGCAACAGTATTACGTGTTGTTGATGCAAATGATAAGGTAAATCAATCACTATTAGCAATGGGACATGCATTCTCAGTTATTGGTAGGTTTGACATAACTGAAGCAATGGTTAATGCAGCTGGAGGTTTAGAAGCTTTTCAAACTCAAGCGTTATTTTTCCATGATAATTTTCTAACAGCAGCAGAAAAACTAGCTCCAGTACAAAAAGGTGTAAATGATCAGCTAACAAAACTAGGAATTACTACAAGTATTACAAGAGATCAATATAAGCAATTAGTAATATCTCAAGATCTAAGCACACGTGGTGGTCGTGAAATGTATCAAAGTTTAATGGAGTTAGCTCCTGGATTTGATATGGTTACTAAATCACTTGATGATCTCGCCGTTAAATCGTTAGATTTAGAAGCAAAAATATATGAATTGATTGGTAAAAAATCTGATGCAATAGCAATTGCCAGAAATAAAGAACTAGCAGCTATGGATGCTTCGCTAAGACCACGTCAACTTTATATCAATGCGCTAACGGACGAAATTGCAATTCGTGATCGACTTAAATCAGCATATGATGCCTCAAATAAATCTGTAAATGCTGCAATCGTTTCGTTAAATAACTACAAAACTGCACTTCTTGCAGGAGCTGCTTCAACACTTACTCCAGCGCAAAAATATGCAGATGCTACTGCAATATTTAAAGCAACTGCGCAAGCAGCTGCTGCAACTATTACTACATCTAGTACTGCAGCAGATATTGCTACTCGAGATGAAGCTGTTGCTAAATTAAGTTCTGTATCTGATAGTTTCTTAGCTAACTCTAAAGAAATGAATGCGGGCACAGCACAATATGCAGCAGACTTAGCACTAGTTACTACTGCTGTAAATGATGCTACAACTGCAATGGGTACTCAATTATCTGATGCTAAACTGCAGCTAGGTTTCTTAGATACTATTGCTGCTGCAACACAAACAACTGCAGATATTTTAACAGAATATTTAGCGGCTCAAGGTGTTACTAGTATTGCACAAACAACTTCTGCAACATCTGGTTCTGTGGCGTCTACTTATCAAATTCCTGGTCATGCAGATGGTGGACTAGCTAAAGGTATATCAATAGTTGGCGAGAACGGGCCTGAACTTGTGGACTTTAAAAATCCAGGCAGAGTTTATTCTAATCAAGCAAGCAATGAACTATTTAGTACTAAGGAATTAGTTGAAGAAATCAAATCATTACGTAAAGAAGTAGCTAATTTACGTGCAGATCAACAAGAACAAACAGGACACTTAATTACATCAACATATGACGCTAACATGAAAAATGCTGAAGCAATTACAACAGGAAATCAAGAAGCTCTAAATAACCAAAATTGGAACACAAGATCTAAAGTTAAAATAGCTTAAAGGAATGCCCTGGGTAATACCGGGGCATTTTTTTGTGCCAGATAAAAAATATACTTGACTAAAGTTATCTAAACGAGTATAATAGGGTAAATTGAATTAGGAGAATATATGAGCAATGTAACGCAAGCATGGCTTGAAGATCCTGCCAGTATTCGTGGCATATTGGTAGAAGTAACAGTAAAAGATTTACTTGGTAAATATGGAACCGCTAACACAGACATAACATTATATCTTTCTAATATAGGATATACTACAAGTACAGCAGATGTTAGTTATTTGCCTTATTTAACAGGCGCGCTACAAACAACAGAAAGCCTATCAATTGATGGTGGCTTATCCATGAGTTTTGGTGATATACAAATTGTTAACACTAATGGCGAATTGGACAGTTGGTTAGATAGCACACAGTTTATTTGGGTTAACCGAACTGTTCAAGTATACTTAGGCGATCCACGTTGGGTAACCACCAACTTAGCAGATGTTCATACAGTATTTGAGTTAGTATTTAATGGTGTAGTAGCTGATACAGATTCTAGTACGCGCGAAACACTAAATATAAAAGTTCGTGATAAATTACAAAGATTAAATACCCCACTAACAGGTAATACGCTTGGTACATATGGAATATGGGGATCTGGTCAAACAAATCAAGACAGTATTAGACCATTAGTATTTGGTGAAGTACATAATATGTCACCGTTACTAGTAGACCCGTCTTTATTAGAATATATGTTTGCTGATACTAGTGTTGGTACTATAATATCAGCCACATCTGCAACAGGTAATTTATTAACTTGTGCAAGTACAGTAGGTTTTGTAGTAAATAAACCAGTTGTGTTTACTGGTGTAACTTTTGGCGGCATTGCGGCAAAAACAATTTATTATATTAAAACTATTAACTCAAGTAATACATTTACTATATCTGCTACTCTAGGCGGTACAGTTTTTACATTAAGTACTGCGGCTGCAGTAACTACTAGTATTATGCAAGCTGAAGTTCAAATAACTACAGCTGAGTCTGTTATTGAAATACGTTATAATGGATTAGCGGCTTATACTGATCCTGCTATATATGGTAATAATAATACTTCTAGGCCTAATGGCGCTGTTATTGATTTAACTAATGGCAAATTTACTTGTACATCGCAACCACTAGGTACTGTTACAGCTTCAGTACAGGGCATACAAAGAACTATAGATCTTACTACAGGTGCTCTAGTAGAAGGAACATATACTAATAATATTGCAAAAATAATAGCGCTTATAGCTACGCAATATGGTGATGTAAATAAAAGGCTATCTGCTTCGGATTTAGACTTGGTTAATTTAAATACTTTTGCTATTAGTAATACTGCTCCGGTGGGCATTGTAGTAACAGATAGAACCAATGTTTTAAATGTTTGTCAAAATATTCTAGAGAGTGCTGCTGCACAAATATTTTTTAACCGAAAAGGGTTGCTGCAGTTGCTAGTACTTGGAACACCTACTAGTGATCCAGTAATTGCAATTACAGATACTGACATTTTATTTCACAGTTTAAATATCTCTGCAAGAACAGAAGTTGTTGCTGCAACAAAAATAGGTTATAATAAAAATTATACAGTTCAAACAACATTAGCAGGCAATGTGACACCAATGGCTGTTACTATGTTTAGTGAAGAATGGTATACCAGTAGTGTATTAGACTCTACTGTTCAAGCAAACTATAAACTTGAAAGCACTCCAATACAACAAGACACCTGTTTGTTAGCAAAAACTGATGCTGATGCACTAGCATTGTCCATAAATAATTATTTTAAAGTACCTAGAACAGTATATAGTTTTGTAGCAAAAGCCAGTTTATTTTCATTAAAACTAGGGCAAGCAGTTACATTGACACACAATAGATTTGGGCTAGCTAATGGCAAATCTGGACAAGTAATATCACTTAGTCCAGATTGGGTTGCTGGTACAATAAATGTAGAGGTAATTGTATAATGGCAGCAATTGTTAATGAAAGAGACAAATCTCTACAAAGTGTAGCGTATAGGACTATGGATACTTCAGTAACTATAGCCTCAAATAATGGTGCTTTATTTAAAACTCCTAAAAATGGAGCATTAACTATACCTACAGCAGGTATAACACTTACTGCAACTGCAAGTGTAATATTTACAGCTGCTGCTGTATATACTTGGCATTATGCGCTTAGCGCTACACCAACAACTTGGGTATTAATAGGTACAGGCAATACCCAAACTATTACAACAAACGCATTTTTAAGCACAGTTGGTAATTCTACAGCAATAAACTACCGTTGTACTGTTACCGAAAACTTACTAACAACTGCATATGGTTATTATAATATACAATACAGTTTAGAGACTTCTGAGCCAGTAGTAACTACCTTATCTAGGGTTGTTGCTGCTGTTGGGTCCAATGCAAGCGGCGTTCCAATTAGTTTTTCTAATACAGATACAACAATTACTGTAACTCGTGGTACAAGTAATCTAACATATAACTCAGGTGGTGGGGCTAACACATTTCAAGTAACTATTGATGTTACGGGAAATAACGCTACAGGAAGAACCACAGGAACAATAACTGCTACAAATGGCGGAACTACTTATGTATTAGCTGGAATTACTAGTTTAACAACTGATTCAGCAAAAGTAGTATTTATAATTACTCCGTATGATGCCGCAGGTGTAGCAATGTCACCTGTAACACGAGAAATAGTTTATACAAAAGTTACAAGTGGGCTTATTGGAACAAACGCAGTATTTTATTATCTAGATATAACTGCACCGGTTATTAGTAAATCTACTAGCAGCCCGTTTATTGCTGGTACTCATAGCAGTATTACTGTAACAGGTAAAGAAGTAAATGGTGGGACAACTAATTCATATGGGTATATAACAATTACTGGTAATGGAAGTACTGAAGTAGGTACTGCTACTGCAGGACCTATTACCTTTACTCCAAGTAATAGTGATCAAAAAACTTCTTATACTATAAAATTATATAACCAAGCTTCTGTAGCCGGTGCAACTACCCTAGACACACAAATAGTTCCTATTGTGTTTATTGGTGGAAGCACTATAACTACTACATTAACTAATGCAAATACAGTTATACCAACAGATGCTTCTGGTAATGCAGGAATTTATACTAATACTACTACTGATATATATGTATATGAAGGTGCTACCGCATTAACCTATGATGCAGTAGGTACATCTAATGGTACATGGAAAGTTGTAACTAGTGCTACTGATATTACAGCAGGAGCAGTTACAGATTTAGGTATATACGGTAGAACATCTATCGCATCTAATATACTAGCAAATACAGCGTTTATTAATTTTAATATAACTGGTACAACTTTAGGCGGTCAAGCTTTTACAAGTACAGCAACACAAACTTTTGCAAAAAGTAAAGCAGGCGTTCAAGGTAATCCTGGTGTAGGAACTCGTGTAGTAATTGTTAATGTTTATGCTTGGAGTAATTCTGGCATACCTGCTTATACAGGTAATACAACGTATACTTGGACAACAAGTACTAATTCTACTGTACCCACAGGCTGGAGTTTAATTATTCCAGCCGCACCAGGTACCGGATATACTTTATATCAACTAAGTTTAACTATTACAGGTTTAACAACTGATACTAGTACAACAGCTAGTTGGACTAATGCGGCTAGTGGTACTATTGGTTATCGTAATGATGGTACTATTGGTCCACAAGGTAATTCTGCACGTACTGCTTATATAGTTACTACAAGCCCAACAGTACCAGGAACGCCTACTGCAGCTATACCAGGTGCTGGTGGCGTAGGGGGTGATGCCGCACCTACCAGCACTGTTACTAATTTAGATAATTCACTAGCTAATTGGAGTTTTGCAGCTACTAGTATTTTAACTAGTGGTCAGTATATGTATCAATGTGATGGTCTGCTTAATGCTGCAACTAATGCAATTACTTGGGGTAATCCTTATCTTTCAAATTTAAAAGTAGGAAGCTTATCTGCTATTAGTGCTAACTTAGGTAGTATTAATGCAGGTCAAATAAATATAAATAATAAGTTTATTGTAGACTCTACAGGTGCTACAACTATACAAAGTAGTACTAGTGGTTCTCGTATGTTAATTACTGAAAATTATATTAAAATATTTGATAATAACATTTTACGGGTGCAATTAGGTAATCTTAACATGTAGGGTATAAAATGGCAACTTTTGGTTTAAGAATGTACAAGTCAAATGGACTTGTTGCTTATGACTCTGATTCTGTTACTTGGAATCAAGTTGATCAACTTTATGTAGCTGCTGGAGGAAGCGGTAGCTGGACCTATCCTATACTTATAGATAAAGAAATACTATTAGTACAGATGTTAATAGATGCACCTGCTACTAATAGAAAGTCTGTAGCACATACTTTTAGTACAAATAATACAAACGGTACTATTTCAATTTCAGGCGGTTCTGAAAACGCTTATTTTTGGGTGTTAATGCGATGAGTTTTGGATTTTCAGCAACTAATAATTATAACCAGATTTTAATATCTAGTGACACCCGTAATTTGCACTTCATAGGCAAAGCGTATTTATTTAATAATACATTCAGTAGTGATTCCTATGGCGGAGTACGTCAATGGACTTTTAGAATAGGCACCGCTAAAAATATTGTACCATTGCCGTTTTTTACAATGACTGGTAGTGAATACTACGGAATATCAGCAGTAAGAACAATTGCTACAGGTAATAGCGTTATTTTTACTACTGCGCCTATTCCCATTCAGGGACAGATAGCAAAAGTTTATAATTGGACTAATGGGCCTGGCGCTATTAATGAAGGTTCCGATAATATATACAGTATATCTACTGCAAATGTACTTATTGGAACTGTTATGTATTGGGACATATCCCCAAGTACTGGAAATGATTTTCAATATACAGATGGAAGTTTTGTTATTGGTAGCGGTGGTGTTGGTTCTTTTATTATAAGTCCTACTAAATTCTTTGATCCGTACCCAGAAATAGCAGAAAACTATACAATTAATATTAGAACTTATGAGGCATTAACAGGAGCAATAGTTTTATCATATACGTTTACTGTTAGCAATCAAACTTCTACTGATATTACAGGATTTGGCTGGTCTACGGATACAAACTGGGGACCTAGTACGGTTTCAGAAGGTAGTAATATGCCCGGTACTGGAACTCCAGCGGGCACAACTTTTATAGTTACATCTACTCAAGGTAATAATTCAGTTATAGCTACATCATCGGCCATAACGTTGGCTACTGAATATACAGAAACATACACATTTAGTAGCTTAGCTTTAACTATGAGTGAGGGTACAGCATATACAGTAGGTATTAATAGTACTAATGTTAAGAACGGTACCGCAGTATATTGGGAAATTCCCAGTTCTACAAATGAATTTTTAATCACTAGCGGCAGTTTTATAGTAAATAATAATACAGGGTCATTTAGCGTAACACCTACTAGTTTTTATGATGCATTTGCTGAAACAAATGAAACATATAATATTGTATTAAAAAGATTTGATGGTACTAACTATAATACGGTAATTACATCTTCGGCTATAACTATACTTAATGTTACCAATAACACAGCTACAACAGCACTTGGATGGAATACTGATGCTACTTTTGGACCTACTAGTTTAACAGAAGGTACAACATACAATGGTACTACACCCCCTAATGTGTATGTAGTAACAGATGCTAATCCTAATAATCCCGTTATAGTTACTTCATTTCCGATTACTATACGTTCACAACAGGCTGAAGCATATAATTTTTATATATTACCTGCAGCTATAGTAGAGGGCACAACTGCGTCTATTACTATTAATACTAGTAATGTTCCAGATAACACAGTTATATACTGGACTCTAAACTTAACAAATTCAAATAACTTTGTAGCAGATAGTGGAAATTTTACTATTAACAGTAGTACTGCTACATTTAGTGTAACACCAACAAAAGTATATGATGCCTATGTTGAAAGTATTTCCGATACTTTTACTATTACACTAACTAAACGTTTTGGTACACCTGATAATCTTATAACTGAAACACTTGCAACTTCTAGCGCAATAATTATAACACCAGCAAACTCAACAGAAATAGTAGGTTTTGGGTGGAATTTTAATGCTTTATGGGGCACTGATCCTATAAGCGAAGGCGTAACTGGAAGTGGGGTACCCGATGAAGTAGCAGGAACAGTACCAGCTAATGCATTTATAGTAACAGAAAAAAACCCTGTTAATACAGTAATACTTACATCCGGTTTAATAAATGTTACTAGCGATACAACTGGCGGTCAAACAATAGATTTTTATCCAGATCGTACATACGGCGGTTGGATGAATACTACATATCAAGAGTTAACTACAGGTACTCAAGGTGGTATGCATGTATTAACTAATTATCCAGTAGGCACTATTTTTTATTGGTATTTAACTACTTATACTACTGGTATAGCTTCTACCTATACAGCATTAGACAATTATAGTACTAATTTTGATGCTCCAAGTGGTTACATAACAATAGGTCCAGCGTCAGCTGAAGTTAAAAGACTTTTTGGAGCCAATACTACTTTAAATTGTGCTTATATTACTTTAAAATGTAATAGTGTAAATGAGGATAATACTGTTGGTAATACAAGCTCTACTCCTTATCAAACTTTTCCACTTGCATTTAACTCAACTAGCACAGAAAAATACTGGCGATTAAAACTTAGATTTGATAATAGCACAGGTACTATTAAAAATACTAGTAATACTTATGGCTTTACTCCTGGAGGATCTTTTTACTTAAAACTAACGGGAATTACTTATACTCCAAACGTTACGTATTTTCGTTTAGGAGGGCCACGGACCACTTGGGGGCCAGCTAATACTCTTGAAGGAACTGCCAGTACATATACTGCGGCTTATGGTGTGGGAGGTACGGTTAATTGGGAAATAATACATATAACTACTCAAGCTTCTGATTTTGCGGCTACTACTGGTACTTTTACTATATCAAGTACTTTAAAACAAGCTAATTTTACAGTTACCCCAAGAGTTGATGGTGCCCGAGAAACTTACGATACATTTAGAATAAGAGTATATAATTCATTTTACTCTGTACTATCTCCAATTATTACTATTGCTCCAAGTATAGATGTAACTGCGCCAGATATGCTGGTACCCATAGATGTTACTGAAGGCAGCGCATTTAATTGTACAGCATATACAGTAGGTTTAGCAGATGGAATTTACTTTTGGAGAATAGATGCTGGAACTACAACCTATGCTATAGGACCTCCAGTTACAGGAGATTTTAGTACATACTATGGTCCTGTTACCATAACTAATAATGTTGGAACTTTTACAGTACCTGCTTTACCTAATGATATTACCAACGAAGGTACAGAGAATTTTACCATTAGTTTAGTAACAAAAGTCACTACAATTAGAAACTGGAATATTAACGATATAACTACTAGCGGCACTAATGATTTTACAGTTATTTCTGGTACTACTATACCTGGTGGATATAACTGGTCGTATTTTTTTGTTAATGCTAGGGCAGATAATTTAACTGAAGGCACAGAAACTTTTACTATTAGTATTAAAGATAGTTCAAATACTTTATTAACTACCTCGGGTCAAATAAGTATAAGTGATGTAAGTCAGACAACGCCTGTAGCACCATATTTCACAGGTCCTAGTAGAATATCTGAAGGTTCTTCACATAATTATAATGTTTATACTAGTGGTTTAGCTGATGGTACATATTATTGGCGTATTAATGATATAACAACTACTACTATAGTTGATCAAAACACGTCTAACAGCACTGAATTTGTTGCACAATGGGCTCCAATTATTATAACTAATAATACTGGAACCTTTAATATAGAACCAAAATGGGACAACCAACCAGAGTACGATGAACAATTTACTATTAGTCTTGTTAACAAAGCTGGCAGTAATTATAGATATTGGAGTATAAACGACGTAACTACTAATGGTACTAACGATTTTATAGCTACATCAGGTGTTTGTATACCTGGGGGCTATAACTGGTGGTATTTTGCTATTAATGCTAAAGCAGATAATTTAACTGAAGGTACTGAAAAGTTTACAATTAGTATTCGTGAAACCAGCACTAGTGGAGCTATTAAATTTACTTCAGGTCAAATAAATATACTAGACGTTAGCTTAACGCCCCCTGTACTTCCTTATATAACAGGCCCTACTACAGTTGTTGAAAATATAGCTAATACCTATACTATACGTACTACAGGATTAAATGATGATACATATTACTGGCGTATAAATGATATAACTACTAGTACTACTCCTAGTAACTCTTCTGGTACAACTACAACAGGCGTAACACCTTCATCAACAGGAGATTTTACTACTAGCTGGGGTACAGTTACTATAACTAATAATATTGGAACGTTTAATATAACTCCTTATGCAGATGGCGTATTAGAGTATGATGAACAATTTAGTATTAGTGTAGTAAATAAAGCTGCTGCTGATAAGTATTGGACTATAAAACATATAAGTACAAATGATAACGATTTTAATAACATATCTAACTATTGTATACCTGGTGGATATAATTGGTGGTATTTTAATATACCTATAGTAGCAGATTCACAAACAGAAGGAATAGAAAAATTTAATGTTGAAATACGACAAGGTAGTACAACAGGTACTATCTTAACTACTTCAGGTGCTATCAGTATTACTGATAATAGCATAGGTGGAACTTATGCAGTATTACCATCTTCTACACAAGAAGCAGTAAATTTTAATGTAATTATAGTTACACCAAATGTAGCACCTGGAACTACTTTATATTGGGAAATTAATCATATTACTACTTCAGATTTAGATTTTGTAACAACTTTTGGTTCTTTTGTTTCAGCAACTGGTGGAGCAACAATTACTCTTAGTGCTATTAATTACGATGAAGCAGAAATAGATGAAGGTTTTACAATTAGTGTACGTACTCAAACAAAATATATGTGGGAAGTTGAATTACTTCGTAGTGGTACATCTAACACAGTACCAGAAATATATATATTTGCACAACCCGATGCTGCACCAATATCAGCAACTGAAACTACCGGATTAAAAGTAATTCGTAATGATGGTACAGTTAGTTTTGATTCACGATTAGGCCCACTAGTAATTAATGCAGCTACCGCTGTTACGTTTCCTTCAAATCCACGCCCTAGTTTAGCTTATGGTTTAGGTCATGGTTATTGTGAACATCAAAGCCAAAGAGCACCTGCTAGTGGATATGCAGGCGGAGCATTTATACCTGATCAAGAAAATGCCTATAATGTGGGAAGTTTACCTGCTAAACCTATTTATTTTATGCCTACATTAGCACAAGCTGAAAGAGAACAGAAATTTACTCGTCAATATGATGAATGTACAATTGGACGAGACGACAAAGGAAATTGTATAGGCGATTCCCGAGTAAATTATAAAAATGAGTCAACATATTGGTGTTTCTATCGTGGTGGAATAAGACGTGATGGCAACTACATATATGCTGGTTGGATTGCTACCGATTGGTTTTGTTTTTATGCAAATTATAGAGCTGAAGTTATTATAGGTAATGATTATGGATCTCCACAATCCTCAGGCGGAGGCTCAGGGCCTTATAGTAATGAAACTATAAATCTTAGTGCAGCTGCAGTATTAATATCAGATGGTGCGCTATATGATTAAACCTTTTACTGTACTAAAAACAAATACTGAAGCAGACGGTACAATAACTGTATTTTTTACTGTGAAAAAAACAATCTTTATGGATCATGAAGGAGAAATAAGGCCTGTTACTGATAGTTTAGAAACTGCAATTAATGTACCGGCTGGTACAATAGATATAGAAAAATATTTATATGAACATTTAACAAAAACTGGGTGGATAGATGAGTGATTTAACAAGTGATTTAATGTATCAAATTAATGGAGATAAAATACCTAATTATAGGAGTAATAATAATAGGTATAATGAAATATTTTTCGAACTAAAAGTAAAATTTCCGTGGATTAATTTATCACAGTATGCAGGTGTATCTGAACCTTATACTGATGAATATTTAAATGAAAATGTAGTACGATCTTGCTTAATATTAAAAGAAGCATTTACATTACTTGGAAATCAAGATTTTGGATTAGCACATAGATTATTTAGTTTAGATAGCAATACATCTATGCTATCTGTAACTAAACTTTTTGTGGAAGATCAACCAATTTGGGTTAATCAAGAAATGTTTATTTTATCCGTTACAGAACATTATGAAGAATATAATAAACCTTGTAATCCAAAAATGCTTACTTATAAAGAGTACGGCATTATAGCACCACAGGAAACTTTAGAAACATTTAATTTAGATTTAACTGATTTAAATAATGATACAGCTTTTAGTATTTTAGTTGATAGTAATAATCAAATTATAGCTAAACGAAGATATACTAATTTTGATACTAATGATACAAGCTCATTTTTAGCATCTTGGCAAACATACTATATAATGTATGCTAAAAAAGCTAAACGTATGGATTTAATTCGTAATATGTTTTCTAAATCCTATATTATTAGGTAAATTTATAAGGTGGCACTGCCACTAGAAGGAATACGATGGCAGCAAATAATCTTAGGATAATTTATCAAAATGCGCTGGATGCAACCGCAACTATAACTGCATCCAGTGAGGCTTCGGCTAGTACACCAGTAACAAATCTTAAACTCGACCCTAAATCGCAAGTTTGGAGAAGTGGCTCAACTACCACAGCAATTTCAAATGGTGTGTACACTGCAAAAGCTAACTTAGTTGTTGTTTTTGCAGCAAGTACTGTAGTAGCTGGTGTTGTATTACCATTCTGCAATCTTTCATCTGTGGCTACCATTCGTGTGCGTGGATACACCGGCACAGCTCCTGTAATGTTAGGTACAGTAGACACACCAACTGTAACTACTAGTGGCACACTAGTATTTGATACTGGCACTATACTAGCCTGCCCATATCAACCACTGGGTTTATGGGACTGGGGAACACAGCCTCTTGGTGTAAACAGTTATAGTTATGGTGGTGGTACTTATGCTCGTGCATGGATACCCGGCAAACCTAGTTGTACTAGTTTGTTAATTGAAATTGTAGATACAGCTAATTACAGCCCTTATATTGAAGCGTCACGGTTAATCATAGGTAACTATTGGTCACCAAAATATAATACTAGTTTTGGGTTAAGTAATACTTACAAGGATTTAAGTTCTAATGCACGCAGTGAATCAGGCGACTTAATAAGCAATCGTGGAGTAGTATACAATTCAATAAATTTTGATTTAAGTTACCTAACTCCTGCTGACCGTCTAGAAGTATCGCGTATATTTAAAGGCAATGGCATTAGCAAACCGCTATTTGTTAGTTTATTTCCTGATAATAGTACTGATTATGCCAAAGAACAAGCGCATCAAATATACGGTAAATTAAGCCAGTTATCAGGAATACAACATAGTATGTTTGATATATACGGTACACAAATAGAAATCGAGGAAGTATAATGCCAACATTTTATCCTGGCCAAACAGACTACTTAGATCAACTTAATGCACTTGTGGCATTAACTGGTCCAGGTAGCGGGCAATTTTTAGCTGGTACAGCTGGAGCACCTTCAATAACTTTTGCTACTAGTACTCAAAGTGGATGGTATTTAGATGCAGTTAATCAACCTGCACTTGCAACTAGCGGTGTTAGACGACTGTACGTTACAGCAGCTGGATTACTAACTGTAGTAACTGGTGCAACAATTACTGGTAATTTTACTACTAGTGGCCCTACAAATGCCACAAATATTGCCAATGATCAAACAACTGGAGTTTTAAATTTTGGTGGTACAAGTGGCACTGGTGCTATTACCCTAGGTCAATCTACTGCTGCCCAAACTGTGGGTATTGCCACAGGTGTTAATGCTACTGGGGTTACAAAAACTCTTAATTTAGGTACAGGTGGTGCAAGTGGTTCCACTACCTCAATTACCATTGGTTCTGTGTTAGGCACAACTGCTGTTGGTATAGGCACAGCGCCTTCAGTGTCTGCTGTACTAGATGTACAAAGTACTGTGCGTGGTGTGCGTTTTCCAAACATGACAACAACGCAGAAAAATGCTGTTGCAACACCTGGAGCTGGACTAGTAGTATTTGATACTACTCTTGCTAAGTTATGTGTTTATAGTGGTAGTGCTTGGCAAACAATTACTTCTGTGTAAACAATATACTGTTTAACTAACAAAAATTCCTCGTTGCTAGAAATAGGGCGGGGAATTTTTTTGTCTTGACTTTGCTATGCCAACGTGTTATAATAGAACAAAATCATATAGGCGTCTAAATTTCGTGCCTAAATTTAACTTTGTAAGGGAGACGCCTGATGGAGTCAACGATACCGACCACATTATACGAATGGATATCTACAGCTTTTTTAGCCGTAATAGGAATTGCTATAGGAATTCAATTGCTTATTAAAAATTGGAAAACTAATAATACAGAATCAGCATTACTATCCATGATGCACGATGAACTAGAAAGAATGAGTGCGCAAAACTCTTTACTTTCTCAGGAAATAGGTAAGCTACAAACAGAGCTTGTAAAACTTAGCACGCAGTTAACTGAGCTTAATATAGAGAATCAAAATCTACAAATGCAAATAGCTAGTTTAAATAAAGAAATAGCTAGATTGCATGGGTTTATAACTGATAAGGGGGCTCTATGAGTAGTCCAGCAAAAGTAAATTTTAAATTATATCAAGGTAGTACATTTAATGAAGTACTACGTTGGGAAAGTTCAGTAAAGTCTTATAAACCAATTACAGCAATCGCCAAATCTGCACCACTTGTTGTAACTAGTACGGCTCATGGTATTCCAGTAGAATGGCGTGTTAGGTTTACTAATATCCTAGGTATGACAGAATTAAATAATTCAGAAACCTACTATAAAGTAACCAGCGCTGCCGCTAATACTATAACTGTTAATGATATAAATAGTTTAGGTTTTAAAGAATATATATCTGGCGGCGTAATTGAATACAATACGCCAGTTGATTTAACTGGCTATACTGCGCGAATGCAAATACGTAGTAAAATTGATGATACCACTGTAATACAAGAACTTACTACTTCAAATGGTGCTATTATAATTAACAATACTACTAAAACAATTACACTTAATATTACCGCTGAAGTAACCGCAACATATACGTTTAGTACTGCAGTATATAGTTTAGAAATGGTTTCTAGTGGAGGTCAGGTAACACCTTTTTGTAATGGAACAATTACACTAGTCAAGGAGGTAACCAGATGAGTACAGATAATATAGCAGTAGCTGTTAATGTTATTCAATCAGTTATAAGCGGTGGTAGTAGTACAACTATTATAACAGCTGCACAAGGACCAGCCGGACCACCGGGCCCTGCAGGTTCTTCGTCTATAAGCGGTTTATCCGATGTAGACGCAACCGGATTAGTAAACGGAGCTTTATTGATCTATAATAACCAACTAGGGTTATGGAAAGCTTCAAAATCACTTGAACAACAGACCCTAGAGTGCGGTCAATATTAAAGGAATAAGAAATGGCATCAAGTATTAAAATTAAAAGATCCGAAACGGCTGGTAATCCAGCCGTATTGGGTGCGGGTGAATTAGCCTATTCTGCTCTAACAGATAATGGCTCAAATGGCGGGGATAGATTATATTTAGGTAGCGGTACAGAGACTGCTGGCAATGCTGTAAATCATCTAGTAATTGGCGGTAAATATTTTACCGATATGCTAGATCATGCGCGCGGTACTCTAACTGCTAACTCAGCAATTATCACAGATGGTAGTGGTAAAGTTGACCAAATAAATGTATCTAATGTTACAATTACTGGTAATACTGTTAGCACTACAGATACAAATGGTAACTTAATTTTAAGCCCAAATGGTACAGGTAAGGTTAGCATTAAAGGTGTGTATACACTTCCAACAAATGCTGGTACTATAAATTACGTATTGACTACTGATGGTAGTGGTACTGCAAGTTGGCAAGCTGCTGCAGGTGGTAGTTATGCAGCTGGTGTTAATTCATTTTTAACTAATCCAACAAGTAATAATCTTGCAACTGCAGTAACGGATGAAACAGGAAGTGGTTACTTAGTATTTAATATTAGTCCTACTTTTAATACAAGTATTTTAGGTAGTGGTAGTTCATTTGATTTATTAAATACCACAGTTACTACTCTAAATATTGGTGGTGCTGCAACTGCATTAACTTTAGGTGCTACTACAGGTACAACAACAGTTAGAAATAATTTAACTGTTACAGGCGGTATTAACGTTGGTTCCCATATTATTCCAGCTACAGACGTAGCGTATGATCTAGGTTCTGCTACATACAAATTTAGAGATTTATACTTATCTGGTAGCAGTATTAAATTAGGTGGTGCAACAATTACTGCAAGTGGCACAAGTATTACAACAGGTGCTATTGATAATACTCCAATTGGTAGTACTACCGCAAGCACAGCTACTTTTACAACTGTAGCAACTTCTGGTAATGTAACAGTTGGTGGTAATTTAACAGTTAACGGTACTACTACTACAATTAATTCTACAACTATCAATGTAGATGACAAAAATTTAGAACTTGGAAGCATTGCTAGTCCAACAGATTCTACTGCTGATGGTGGTGGTATTACACTTAAAGGTTTAACTGATAAAACGTTAAACTGGGTTAATGCTACAGCTTCTTGGACTTCTTCAGAGAATTTTGATCTTGCAACTGGTAAAAGTTATTATATAAATGGTAGCAATGTTTTAAGTGCAACTACTCTTGGTAGTGCAGTTATAAACTCTAGTTTAACTAGTGTTGGCATTATTGCTACAGGTACTTGGAATGCAACTGTAATTACACCAGCATATGGTGGTACAGGTCTTAATAGTATTACAAGTCGTGGTATTATTTATGGTAACGCATCAGGAACAGTAGGCGTAACAGCTGCATCTAGCGTTGATGGTAGTTTTTTGAGAGCAGATGCTAGCGGCAATCCTTATTTCTCAAATGTAATTGACGGCGGAACATATTAAAAAACATACCCAGCTCTATAGCTGGGTAATTCCTTGTTAGGAGCCCAAATGGCAAATCAGGTTATACTTAAAAAATCTTCAGTAACTACGCGTGTGCCTGCTGCTGGAGATTTAACCTACGGCGAGTTAGCAATAAACTACGCTGATGGGGTACTTTACTACAAAAAACCAGACAATACTATTGGTAGTATTTCTGGTACTGCTGGGGCTACTACAGGTGTATTAACAATTGGTACAGGTTTAAGCGGAACTAGTTTTAATGGTAGTTCAGCAGTAACTGTTGCTATAGATTCTACAGTTGCTACGCTAACAGGTACTCAAAATCTTTCAAATAAAACTTTTGTAGCGCCCATACTAGGTACGCCTATTTCTGGCAATTTTGGTACTGGCACATTTACATGGCCTACATTTAATCAAAATACAACAGGTACAGCAGCTGGATTAAGTAGTATATTAGCTGTATCAAGTGGCGGTACAGGTACTGCAAGTCCTGGTATTGTAGCAGGTACAAATGTTACTGTTAGCGGTACATGGCCAAATCAAACCATTAGTTCAACTGCTGCAAATGCAACTACTGCAAATACATTAACAATTGGTACAGGTTTAACTGGAACTAGTTTTAATGGCAGTACTGCAGTAACTGTTGCTATAGATTCTTCAGTAGTTACATTACTAGGTACACAAAGTCTTTCAAACAAAACATTAACTAGTCCTACATTAACAGCTCCAGTGTTAGGTACACCTGCGTCAGGTGTAATGACTAATGTTACTGGATTGCCATTAACAACTGGTGTTACTGGAATACTGCCTGTAG